ATTTGGTTAACTCCTTTTCCAATTTAACGAAACAAGATATCCCTCCTGACTTGTCTGGTAATTGTGCTACAGCAGATTTGGTTAACTCCTTTTCCAATTTAACGAAACAAGATATCCCTCCTGACTTATCTGGTAATTGTGCTACGACTAATAAAATTCAAAGCGAGGGCACCAATGGCATTGTAAAAACAATTGGTGGTAATGGAACCCTCGAGGCCGACAAACCTTCAGCTGGAAATAAATTTGTTAAATGTGATTTGGTTGGGGCTGTTACTTTTGTGGACGCATTATCAAGTAATACAATTACAGTTCAAGACCTCCCTCCTGATACTGATGACAATGGAATGAGTGCTGGAGATATTATTGTTGATAAATCAGGGAATAACGTATATTTTAAAAAGGATGGCAGCGGCGCTACGTGGGTTAAACTAACAGGGGAGACTTTCACAGCAGGACCACCATAAAATTGAATATAATAATATTAATATTAATTACTATTATTACACAATGGAACCTCCAACATACTTAGCTGAAAAAAACCCACACCCTCGTGATAAATGTATCACCTTTGACGAGGGACCACATATTTATACTATTAATGGTGATAGTGATTTCATGTCAGTTACAAGATGGAATCATTCACATTTTGACCACTTTGACGCTGATAAGATTATAGACAAGATGATGATGGGTCGTAACTGGGGTCCAGCTAATAAATATTGGGGTATGAGCAAGATGGAAATAAAAAAGATGTGGAAAGATAATGGTATTGCTGCTTCAACGGCAGGAACGAAAATGCATTATGATATTGAATGTTACTATAATGACATGGAAGTGGAAGTAGAAGATGAATGTGTTGAATGGAAATATTTTGAAAAATTTGAAGAAGAGGTAGGTGGAGACAAAGAACCTTATAGGACGGAATGGATGATTTGGGATACTGAATTAAAGTTTGCCGGTTCAATAGATATGATATACCGCAATCCTGATGGAACTCTAGATATTTATGATTGGAAAAGAAGCAAGGGAATCAAGATGGATAACAAGTGGCAATCAGCATTAACCGATTGTATCAAACATCTACCAGATTGTAATTATTATCATTATTGCTTACAATTAAATACATATAAAGCACTTTTGGAAAAGAATTATGGAGAGAAAATAAAGGATATGTATTTGGTTTGTTTACATCCAAATAATGAAAATAAATCATATCAATTAATTAAGGTTTTAGACCTACAAAAAGAGATCAAGGACTTGTTTAATTTGCGAAGAAAAATGTTATATAAAGAACTTAAAAATGAAGCAACAGAATAATTTATATATGACAGAAGAGGATATTTGTAACGATTATATGTTTAACACTAAAGAAGAAGTATGTAGAGATTGTATGGAAAATAATTTTTTATTGCCATTCTTTTTTTTACTTAGTTTTGTTCCTTTTACTCTTTGCTTTTCAAGTTGGGTGGTAGCGAAATTTATTTATATGCCTTATGTGAAAGCAGTAGAAAACTATTTGGAGGTTGAGGAGGTTGAGGAGGTTGAGGAGGTTGAGGAGGTTGATGAGGTTGAGGAAGAAGAAAAAGAACCCTTATATGAAGAAAAATATCCAATTAACAAAGAATTGGATGAAAATAAAGATCTAGATACTGAAAAAAATAGCGTCTTTGAAGAAACACCCGATGGTTCTGTTTTTATGAAATACAATAGAGAAAATGAAGGATTTGATTGGTGGGGGGATAATAAACAAGTAGCTTATAAATATTTGGAAACAGTAGCAAGAAAGTATGTAAATGTTTTTAATTGTACTAGTTTGTATATTGATAGACAGGAAGATATTAAACGACAAATTGAGAGAGAAAAGGAAGAAGAGGAGAAGGCAAAGATGAAAGCAGAAGATAAAGAGGAAGAACCAGATAGTGACGATGATTTATTTGTAAAATTTAAACCAAATCAACAGATGCAACCAAAGAAAAAGGGGGAAAAAGTAGCACGTCACGCGAATAAATATAAAAATTGTGGTAAAATAAGTGATTTTGAAATTTTATTAAAACCAAAAAAGAAGGTAGATACAGTCAAAAAGATGGATTTTTCATCTTGGAAAACGATGTTTAATAAATAAATTGTAATTAACTATAATTATAATTTATTTTCTTCTTCTTGATTTTTTGCGGTATTTTTTAGTTCTTTTTTTATGGTTCCTTTTTCTAGTGTTTTTTCTTCTCTTTTTTCTTCTTTTTCCAGCACTTTGAGGATTAACTATTTTTGCCGCGAGATTAGTTGGAACTTTTGGTACTGCTTTTGTCACAGGATTAGTTGGAACTTTTGGTACTGCTTTTGCCATAGTATTGGCTTGAGGAATGGCTGTTGGTGTATTTTGAGAAGCAATCTTGGCTCTTGCTTTTTCCTCTAATACATCTCTTGATTTCAAAGGGTCAGGATTAAACTTTTGTGTATTCATAGTTGAAGATATTTTATCATATTGATTTTTAAAATTTGTCATGGCATTATTTGCGTTTATAACAAAATTAATCCAACTATCAAGTGCTCCTACACCAGGACCCCCAACTTTTTGTAAAATAATTAATGTTTGTAATGATTGGTCTAATATTGCACCAACAGATTCATCTACAATACCCTGGACACCTAGAGCTGTATTTGCTAAAAGTTCAGTAGCATTTAATATATTACCTACATAAGGAACAGTTCCTAATCCAGATAAAACTCCATTTCCTGCTGCATCAGTTAATTTTCTAATACCAGAATGAACTCTATCTTTAAGCTTTTCGCTTGCTAGATCAATTTGAGGAGACATTTCATCTACTGTAATTAAAGCAACCTTTAAAAATGGTTTTAAAACAGCATTATTTAAGTCTTTGGCAAGTTCGACAACATTTTCTTTTACTTCAGGGTGGTCTAATACCTTGACAAGAATTCTTGTTAATAATAAAACTTTATCAGTTGCTTCTTTTGCTTTGGCAACAATATCATCATTACTTGAACCTAGTTCAATACCCAAATAAAAAAGTGTTTTGCTTAAAATACTGTTAATAGTTTTTACGTATTTCCAGGCTAAACTTTTAATAAGTCCTTCTGGTACGTTCTCAGCCGCTCGTATCATAGCTTCAGGAATGGTTCCAGAGTTTACAAATTCAGTATAAGAAGCATTTAATGATTTATCGTTTTTCTCTTCCCCACTATGCTGTTCTATTGCTTTTCCAATATTTCGCTTTTCCATTAATTCTTTGCTATCTTGAGGATTCATATTAATATAAGGTTATACTTTATTTTTCTTTATCCAATTCAAAAATCCAATACTTTTTTCAATATCGAAAGAAGAACCTAAATCTTCCTTTGCAATTTTAATAGCTATTTTCTCTATATCATTGAGAGTTTGTAAATATTTATCTATTGTTTCTTGTGAATAGGGCATTTTATAATACTAATAAATAATAATATATTAATATCAATTTTTAGAAATAAAACAAACTAAATTTTTATCTTTGACTAATTTTGTCATTTCATATTCAATAGTATAACCAGCATCAATAAGTTGTGAAAATAATATATCAATCTCTTTCTCTTGTAATATTTTATTGGTTATTTTATTTATAAATGTTTTGGCGCATCCTGTGTTATCACCGCAATGAGAAAATGTTTTAAAAGGAGAAAGTGTATTCAAAGATATAGTTTGTGTAATGTTATTCATACTAACATCATTGGGGGGATTAGATATAATAAATATATTTTGATAACATTTTTTAAATTTATCAAGAAAGACCATTTTATTTATCTTAGATACAGGCATATATATATATATATAATTGTTAATTTTTGAAAATTGAAAACAAAAACAATTATATTTATTAATTCAAATAATGAGTTTAGACAATACCACAAATACCATCAAAACATATCGTTATAAATTTTCGGATACTTTTCTTGGTAATTTAAAAGAATATTCAAGGATTCATAAATTTGATGAACCGGTAAATTTCAAGGATAATTGGGAAATTTGGTGTGATGAAAATAAAAAAATAATTAAGGATGAATGTGATAGATTGTCTAAAATGGGTTATACAGGAAATGGAGTTGCAAAAATGTATAAAAGTGCGCGATATTATTTTAAAAATAAATCTAATAAGAAAAAAGAAGTAAAAAAACGCCGCAATTATGTCAGTGTAAATCCTGAATTCAAGGATGCTATTGACAATCACATTAATAATGTAACTATTAGACGTGAAATAAAACCATCAGAAGGATATATAAATTTTATGGATGATGGATTAAATACTGATCTATTAAGGTTGGAAAAATTAAGATTAGAATCATATAATTTTACAAATGAGGAGATCCAGGCAAAGTTTAAGAAAACATATAAAAATAGATATTTTATTGCGATGAAGAATAGTTAAAATATATCTTATATTTATATATGTCTGAACCTAAATTAGAAAAATCAAGTAAAAAACTTTTTTCTGGAGGTAAATTATTAGCAGAGGGGGGGTATGGTTGTGTATTCAGTCCTGGTATTAATTGTAATGGAACATCAATGAAAAATAAAAAATATGTTAGTAAAATTCAAAGATATGATTCAAGTGCTAGAAATGAGATAAAAATAGGTAAAAAATTAGAAGAGTTAAGTGGGTTTGAAGATCATTTTGTCCCTGTCTTAAAATATTGTGAAATAGATATAGCTAATATTGAAGATAATGAAAAAGATAAATGTAGTATATTTAAAAAAAGTAAAACAAAGGATTATGTTGTAATGAAATCGCAATATATAGAAGGTGAAGATTTTATGGACTATCTTGTAAATCAAAAAAATAGTGTTCAACTTGTAAGTAATATAATATTAAGTTTTAATCATTTATTGAAATCTTTGACTATGTTAGAAAGTAAATTTATAGTTCATTATGATTTGAAAGGTACAAATATTCTTTATAATGTTAATAAAGAGATTCCCTTATTGATAGATTTTGGATTATCAGTAAATATGCAAACAATAACAAATGATAAATTAAAAAGCATATTTTATGTATATGCTCCTGAATATTATATATGGCCGTTAGAGACACATTATTTATGTTACTTGATAAAAAAAAATAAGGAACCCACTAGCGGTGAATTAAATGATATTGCGGAAACATATGTTGATAACAATAAGGCATTACAAAAAAACTTCTCTCCAACCTTTTTAAAAAAATACAAAGAAAAATGTATGCGACAGTTAGAAATGTATAATAAATTAAGTTTTGATGAAAGAGTAAAAAAAATACTTAAATATTGGAAAACCTTTGATAATTATTCATTATCAATAATGTATCTGAAATTTTTATATTATATAAATATTAATGGTTTTATAGACAATAAATTTATAATATTCTTGAGTAAATTATTATTACAAAATATAGATCCAAATCCGGATAAAAGGTTATCTTTGATAGAAACTATGCATACATTTAATACATTTTTATATCAAAAAAATATTAATAATGTGAAAACATTTGAAGAGCTAACAGGTTCTTTTATTGATAATAAAAAAAATGTAGAAGCAGAAATAGTAAAGGATAAAAAGAATAATTTAGTTGAAACTAAGACCATGAGAGTACAAAGACGTAAATCGTTAGCTAGTTAAATTATTTTAGTTCTGCGACGTTTTCTGTGTGATTTTCTCTTTCTTTTTCTACTGCGTCTTTTACCTCCTCCTATGGGATAAGGTATGTTCTTCCCAGTCTTTACTTGTCCTGGAGATAACCTCTTAGGTCTTTTTCGCATTAATTGAAGAGGGGTCATATCATTCGTTTCTCTTACTTTTGCATTAAATTTTGTTTGAAATTTTTTTTTTTTTTGATTTTCAGCATTTCGTCGAATAGTTTTTTTTGCTAATGCAGAATAGTCAGCTCCTCTTTTTTTACGAGTCCTTCGGGTTTTGGATTTTTTTTTCATTTATATTATATTAAATTATTTTTTTTTTGGGTTTCTTCTATATGTTCTATTAGCTCTTTTTAAAATAAGAGTAAATGGATGACCTGTGTTTTCATCCATAGTTTTCCGAACGTTAACCAAGGTCATTAAATTTATATTAAGAAAATAAAATTGAACCCATTATTTTACTATACATAATGTAAATAAAAAATGACAATAGTTTTTACAAGGTATCTGTATAGTGCGGACGAGGTTGTATTAACATTTATGGAATGTTTGCTAAAACAAGAAGATATAGAAGAATGTTATTATTGGTTTTATGAATATTACAAGAGCGGGTATGAAGAGAAAAGCTTTGAACTTTTATGGAAAATATACTATGATTACTATTATATAAAAAATCCAAAAATGGAAGAAAAAATAACTAATAAATATTTGAAATGGAAAGAAACAAAAAATATCCGTTGTGTTTTATGGGTTGTAAAAAATTTATTTAGATTGAATAAATGTCATACTATATTGTTACTAAGAACATATTATAATGATAGAAATACTGATATATTAACGAGTGATGTAATAGATACAATTCAATATAAAGAAGAGATATTATTTATAAAGGCTATGAAACAAAAAAAGAAAGTAGCAATAGCGTATTATTTGAAGCGCATCAAAGATGATAATCGAAAACTGGAATTAGTAAATAAAAGTTTAACTAAAAATATTCAATATAATGATAATTATCGTGATAAATATCATTATCTGTTAGCAAAAATAATAAAAAGTTTAAAAATAACTCCAAAGAAAAAGGTATATTACAAAATGATTTTAAATAAAGAAGTAACAAATATTTTAAAAACAGATGAAAGTTGTAGAAATGATGGAAAAGAAGAAAATATTAGTTATAATTATAAAACCTTATCAAAAAGGCGTATTTATGGAATATCTAAAAACATAGGATGTTTTAATTTATCAAGACAAAATAAAGACATAGATCATATATTTTGGTATCATTGGGAATATTATGCTTATAAAAGTCCATTATGGAAAAGTAGATTTGATAAATATGATATAAAAGTAAATAATAAAAAACAAACAATCGACTTTAAAGATGAAGAGCAATATGAAGAATTTTATGAAGAATATGGCTATGAACCAGACGAACAAAGCTGTGACGTTCAAGAAAAAAGTATTTGTAAAATGGAAAATGTTGCTATAAAAAAGTGGATAAATTCTATATTTGATAAAAAGCTAACAAAGAATATAAGGATAAAACTTAACTACTAAAATTGAAATTAATAAATTTTTTATTATATTAAATTATAATAACTATGGTTAAAAATAAGAAAGGAGGAAGCGGTCATAAGAAAATGGCAAGTAAGAATGTAGCCCCTAATGGGGGTTATAAAAGTAGAAGATTACGCGTACCGACAGTAGAAGGTGAAATTATTGGACGAGTTACAGCTATTAGTGGTGGAGGTCATGCTGTAATTAGGTGTACGGATGGGAAAGAAAGAACATTGGTTATCCGTGGAAAATTTCGTGGTAGAAATAAAAGAGATAATACAATTAGAACCGGTTGTTTTGTATTAGCTGGATTAAGAAGTGTTAGTATGGGCGCGGTAATAAATCCAAAAAAGAAAGAAAAAGCAGACATTTTAGAAGTTTATCATGAAAGTTCTAAAAAAGAGCTTTTGGCTAAACCGGAGGTATATGCTCTATTAGATGATAATGCTAAAAAAGAAGTAGGAAATGATTTACCATTTGAATTTACAAATGAAACAAGTTTGGATACTACACAAGAAGAAGTTAAATCTAGTGATAAATCAGGTAAAGATTTATTTAAAAAGGACGAAGAAGAGTTTGATTGGGATGATATTTAATTAATATCTTCAAATTCTTCAGAATCATCGTCAAACGCTTCCATGTCTTCTTCGCTACTACTTGTAACATTTTGTTCATAAATACTAGCCATAATAGCATTTTGCATTATTCTATTTTCTAAAAATTGATTTTCAACATTCATAACTTGATTAACAAATCTTCTTTGATTAATTAATGTTCTTCTTGGTGGTCTATATAAATTTTCTATTGGATTATTAATAAATCCTATTGTATTGAATAATTGATTATATTGATGGTCGTCTACCGTATTGTTTGCATTTTCTTCAGTTTCTTCATCATTTTCTTCATTCTTTTCTTCATTTTCTTCATCTTTTACTTCTATATAATCTAATTCAAATCTACAAACAGGACATTTGTTAGATTCTTCTTTTAACCAAGTGTTAATTGCTTCAGGATCAAAAATATGCTTACATGGTAATTCTATAATATCTTGCCCTTCTTCAAAATCTTCAAATGTAATACAGCACGAATCTTGTTCGCAATTTTCTTTAATATATTTTATAATCTTTAATTGTTCTTCGCCTTTTTCGGATAAAATTTTTTTATAAGGTGTATTTCTCATTAAAAGAGAATCATTTAATATTCTATTAATAGATTGATTTTGATTAACTTGAGAATTAATAAAATTATTAGCTAATGGTAACATAGCTAAATTTGAATTAATATTATTATTATTTAACAAATTAACTAACATTCCCATAAATTGTCCTCTTGGATTATCTGATAAATCATGTATTCTATCTGATAATATATGATGCATAAAAGTGTTTGATATATCTCTATTCATATTAAAGAGATATGATATATTATATTTAACTTTTTTACTTATAAGTAAAAAATTTAATAATGTTTAATAACTAATCCATTCAGTAACATCCTCGACGAGTGGGTTGTATCTATTATTATTAAGAAGATCATTTAACATCGTATAAGGTGTTACCTCTCTAAGAGCACTTAATCCTTTGGTAGCAAATATATTTAATAAGGTTGAACTGTACCCACTAAGAAATGTAACATTTTTTGTAATAGTTGTTGCTGGAAATCCGGTAGTTTTTCTAAGATTCCAAAACAGGATATGGGGAGTTTCATATGGACGACAATGACTTGTCTTCATTCCAGCTTCCGCAAACCTTTGTTTAATTTGTAGATAAGCATCATCGAAAATGTTACCATTATGATAAGACGTATCAAACTGCATATCACTAAATACAGCTAAAATCATTTTTTTAACTGAGTCCGGATTAATATCATTTTCTACTAGAGCATTAATAATTTTGTCAAGTGCTAAGTGGAAATCTGTATTCATCCCCCCTGCTGCTTTTTTTACCTTTTGGGCTTTCTCGACAAAATCTTTACAATCACCAAGATTAATCCATTTTGGAATAGCATCCCAAGTTAAAATTCTATTTCTAAAAGCTGGATGACATAATTCACTAATTCTAATTGAAAGACCAATAGCATTATTAAGAGGAAGACCTTCCATTGAACATGAAGTATCCGCCATAGCGATAATTGGAACATTTTCTAGACCTTTATTATTTTCACGTTGGCTTGCCCACTGAAGATTAATAGTTTGTCTTAATGTATCATCGTCACTTTCTTTAAAACTATACCCATCCTTTGCTAATTGTCCAACATCTAAACGCTTTCCATGAATCTTTGCTGTTTTATCTCCAGAAACAGCCTTTTGGACGTGTTCTGTATAATTTTTAGCACACTCTACGCGATCATCCTCACTTGAACGCTGCTGTCCTTTTTTAGTTTTATTAAGAATAGCAACCTTTTGGTTTCTAATTGTAACAGAAGTTACGTTGTTGAAATTCAGTTTATCCCACCGTTTTCCTGCCATCTTAACCTGTGGTGTATCACTTCCTCCATCTGAACCAGAGAGCTTAACAATTAATTTTTTAAGATAAATCCTTTGTTTTGAATGTGCTCTAGACAGTTGTTTTCTATTCATCCAACCGCCTTGTGGTTCTACAACAAATTCAGGATACATCATTTTTGATAGTTTATAGA